CGGCGCCGGCGGCGTGTATGCCTGCTTGGCCGGCGCGTTCATCTTAGTCATGAACCCATCCAGTGTCAGCGGCGGCACGTCTTCCTGGAGGCGCAGCCGGTTCTCATGATCGTACAGGACCAACTGCTCGTTGGTCGGTTGCGGCTCGACCTCCGGCGGCGGGACGTAAGGATCCGGCGTGTTCGGCACCGCCAGCCATTTCTGATACTCGGCGTAGTCGCGGTTGGCCGGATCGTTCGGGATGCAGGCGCCATCCTCGGTGCGGATAACGGAGCTTTCGGTTGCGGTGAGTTGATAGTCAGCCATCAGAGCCTCGCGTCTGCTATATAATCGCCGTAGATATACGCCGCAGCAGTTGAGTTTGTAGCGATGCTCCACGTATATCCAGTAACAGTGACATGATTATAGAAGAATGGAGTTGTAACGGCACTAAAAGCTATGAAGTTATTAGTAATTGAAGGTGTAGCTCGCTTTGCAACTGTAAACGCCGTGTTAGTACCTATACCGACCCCGACACTCGATACTGCTGGCGAATACACACCGAATGAGCCTTTTTCATAATACCGCTGGCACGTCACCAATTCCTGATCGAACGGTCGCATAATCATCGGCGACTGCGCGGCGGTCGGCGCTTGGCTGCCGGGGAGAACGACAACGCCGGTTATGCGGAAAACATCGGACGTTGCAGCAACAGCGTTCACCTGTCCTGGTGCAGCAATGTAATTCCCCGCTACCCAGGCATTTGCTGAAGGTGCCGTGAGAGTAGCGCCGCTAGCCATCGCAAAACTAACTGACATGCCAACCGTATTGTCTTTAGTCCAGGTGCCAGTTGTGTCGCCGGGAATGGTGATGACATTGTATTGCGGAACACTGGAAACATTATGTGTGTAGGTGAAGCCGTAAGAACGAGTAGCTCCTCCATTGCGGACAGTCCCGGTATAAACTCCAGCCCTGAAGTGATCGGTCCAGAACCCAATCGTAATTGGTTTTGCGTTAGCAGTTCCCCACGCTAACCGTGCGATACGATATCCTTCAATAGGCTGGTAGAAGCACACAAAATCACCAGCGCCCATTGACGCTTGCGCCGTCGTTGCTTGGCCCCACAAATAATTTGTAAAACCAGGAAACGTAACTGCATCAGGCTGTTGATTTCCATAAACAACACTCGTCCCTGACCTGATCTGTATCCAGCCATCGCAAATATATTTGTTAGGGACGCTTGTTCCTGTAGTGCCAATCTCCTGACTGACCTCCATGCCGCCGTTGATCTGCATGCCGCTGTAGCTCATCGCGTCGAACGGCGCGGCGTAAGCCTCGACAAAGTCGCGGCGCACGGCATTGGCAGCTGCGGGCGAAACCGGCAACGCCAGATGGCCGGTCATGGTATCGCCGCCGCGCTGGACATAGGTCAGCGCGCTCGGGGTCATCGCCAGCCAGGCGGTGCCGTCCCACTTGTACTGCGGGATGCCGGCGATCGCCGGAGTAGGGTACAGCTCGCCGATGATCGGAGCGGCTGGGAAGTTGATGCCCATCAGAGCCTCGCGTCCAATTTAAAAGACGAACTGCTTTGTATAAGAATGCGAGCGCCCGCCGCAGCAGTGCTCACGCACTGCATACTCATACTGTTCAACCCGATACTTATCGAAGAAGGGGCGTTTGCGTTAATTAAAACATAAGTTGGCTGCGTCCAAGTCGGTGCAGCGCGCATTGTTACTGGAAACTTATACATAAGACCGACAGCGTTAGCACCGACACCAGTGCTTGCGTTCTCCGAGAATAATTGAGCGGTGGACGGTTCCATAAAGAAATATCTTTGACACGTCACCAACTCCTGATCATACGGACGCATGATCGTCGGCGACTGTGCCGCAGTTGGTGCTTGTGTGCCGGGGAGAACGGTGACGCCAGTGATAACCAAAAGACCGGCAGAAGATGCAGCGTTGATTTGACCCGGTGCAGCAAGGTAGTTTGTGTTGTACCAGACACCTGCGGATGGTGCAGTAAGCGTAGAACCCATTGCGACCGTAAATGATAAAATCAACCCAGTATTGTTATCTATGTCCCACGCGCCACTAGTTGGGCCAGGGAAGGTAACTGTCTTGTATTCAGGCGTTGATGCAACGTTCTGTGTGTAAGTAGCTGCACAAGACCACACTGCCGTCCTATTACGAATGACGACAGAATAAACTCCAGTCTTGCTGTGTGCTGTCCAGAAGCTAACAGTAATAGGCTTGGCAGCGGGTCGTCCCCACGAGAGGCGGGCGATGCGATAGCCTTCGATGTTCTGAAATATAGTAAGCTGTTCGGATGCGGCGATTGATGCTTGAGGCGTAGTCACATTAAGCACGATATGATTATAAAGTCCTTCAAAGGTTATAGCTGTGTTTGCTGTGTTAGCCGCATAAACAGTTCCACGTGCAGTGGCGCAGGTGTTATAGCTCGCCCAACCGTCACAGAATTGCGCACCACCAGAAGAAATAGGATTACTGATAATGTTTCTACCAAGCTCCTGACTAACATCTATGCTGCCGTTGATCTGCATACCCGAATAAGCGATCGCATCGTAAGGCGCCGCGTAGGCGCGCACCGCGTCGACATATTGCTTCGGCGCAGCTTGCAGCGCGGCCGCGGGATCGCCCGGCAACGTCAATGCGCCGCCCATGGTGTCGCCGGCCTTGTTGACGAACACGGAGGCGTCGATCGCGGGCGTGGCGACCGCCTGCACCCACTGCGAGGGGCCGGCGCCGTCGTTGTAGCGGATGTAGAGCAAGCCATTGTCACTATCCCACCACATCGAGCCGTCCGGCGGCGATGAAGGCGGATTATCGCTGATGTAGAGCGAGGACTTGGCGTCGACGTATTGCTTGGTGGCGGCCTGCAACGCCGCGGCCGGATCGGCCGGCAGTGTGAGCGCGCCAGACATGGTATCGCCAGTGCGCTTGACGAAGGCGAGCTGGTCCTGCGACTGCGCCACCCAGGCGACGCCGTCCCAGCGATACTGCGGGACGCCGGCCTGCGGCGGGGTGGGGTGCAGCTCGCCGACCGCGGGGGCGTTGGGGAAATTGATACCCATCAGAGCCTCGCATCCGCAGTCCAGTGTAACGAATATACATTCTGATCAACGCGAGAGAGATTTGCACTATCCCATGTCTTTGTGCTGGCCTGTAGGATAGATACGCCGCCTATATCTCCACTAGTACTATTGCTGTAAATATTTCCTTCTATGCCGGATACTGGACTATAAATTTTCATCGTTGGAGAAACTCGTTTCACTGTTTTAAAATAATGGTTTGATGGATTGCCAAATCCACCGACGCCGTTTTGTACCCACCTCACAACGCCGCCACTTGTAATCGAACCTGTGGCGTATCCGTAATCGTATGAACTCTCCCAATACCTCTGACACGTCACCAACTCCTGATCGAACGGCCGCATCAGCAGCGGCGACTGCGCGGCGGTGGGCGCCTGAGTGCCGGGGAGAACAACGACGCCGGTAATACAGAATACATCTGACGTTGCCGCTACACCATTAATAGCGCCAGTAGCCCCTATAAATAGTCCCGCAGTCCACGTTCCAGCGGTAGTTTGATAGGTAGTGCCAGTCATCATCGCGAAATATAAATTTAATCCGACACCGTTATCCTTGAGCCACGTTGCAGCAGTGTTGCTGTCGCCGGGTATTGTGATCGTCTTGTACTCAAAAGAGTTAGATACATTAACAGTGAACGTGAACACATAAGAGCGATTACCAGCGGCGTTGCTAACTGATCCAGAATATGTACCAGTACGTACCGCCAGTACCCAAAACCCCAACGTAATCGGCACTGCATTTGCCGTTCCCCAAGCAAGCCGTGAAACACGATAACCTTCCACATGATGTATTATATTGGCGTAATGCCCAGCCGCAGGAGCTGCGTTTGCAACCGGGACTGTTATCTGTAGCATCTTGGCAAAGCCAGCAACCGGACCTGTTGTTGCTCCTATTGCCGATAGTGTCTGTCCGCCGACTGAATTAACCACCCAGCCATCAACAATGTATTTGGCCGCATTGATGACACCAGAACCTGTCGAACCCAGCTCCTGACTGACCTCCATGCTGCCGTTGATCTGCATGCCGGAGTAGGCCATCGCATCGCCGGCGCGGGCGTCGACGTATTGCTTGGTAGCAACACCGAGCGCGGCAGTGGGATCACCAGCGACAGAAAGCAGTCCGGTATCGCGGGGCGCAGTCAAAACCAACTGCCGCAACGTCCCGTCATCACTGCGACTGTGCAATGTGAAAGCAGAACCGAGATGTGACCCGGTTTCCGGCGAGGCATCACCGAGCGCCATTTTCCAGCGATTGACACCAGCGGTCTTGCCCCAGATCTGACTTTCCAAACCAGAAGCCGTCTTATCCAAGCTGAACGCTGGCGTTGCCTTGGCAACCGTCAAATCGCCGGTCATGGTATCGCCGGCCTTCAGCACAAACGACGACGTATCAACGACTGGCATCGCAGTCGCTTGTACCCACTGCGAAGAATCGCCGTCGTTGTAGCGGACGTAAAGCATGCCGTTGTCGCTGTCCCACCACATGCTGCCGGCGACGGCGTTGGACGGCGGGTTGGATGAGATCGTTACCTGCGAGGCGGCCAGCTCCCAGTTGGCGGCGTTGAAGGCGCCCGGCCCGTTGGCGACGATCGCGCGCCAGATCTTGTCGGCATTGGTGACGATATCGCCGATCGCATAGATCGCGGCGATGTCGAAGAAGCGAATCGCTAAAAGGGGCTTGGGAACGCCAAGCGTGGCGGACGCGGCATCGCCGACGCTAATCTGGCGATTGGCGGTGTTAACGCCGATCTCGCCGGGTTCTAGATTCGGCATCGCGGTCGCCGGATTGGAGGTCCGGCGGTGCCGATACTGGGAAGTCATCGCATCCCTCGCAATCAAGCAGCAATCAGAAACTTAGCTTACGCTTAGAAAACACCGCCGTCGATGACCGCGGGCATCGAGCTGACCGTGGCCCAGACCATCGAGCCGCCGGGCGGGCTGGCCATGCGGGCGTATTGCAAGCCATCGTTCGGCGCGTCCGGGAAAGTGCCGCCGGTCAGGCCGATCGGCCCTTGCGGGCCGGTGGCGCCGGCCGGCCCCTGCGTTCCCTGGATTCCCTGCGGGCCGGTCGGCCCCATCGGGCCGGGGCCGCCGGAGGGGCCGACATTTCCGACCGGACCCTGCGGGCCGATCGGACCCTGGATCCCTTGGGGGCCGGGCGGGCCGCCGCCGGTGGCGAACGCGGTCGGGATCACCTTGCCGAGGCCGCTGACACCGGTGGCGGTGACGACTTCGGCCGGGTCGGCGTCATCACTGGTCGGCAGCCACAGGGCAACGCGGGCGTTCTGGGTCATGGGATGATGATGTCCGAGGCGTGCCAAGTTCCCCACA